ATGATGGTTCATGGAATCCTGATGTTCCGACGGGTCCGACAGATGACGAAACCGGAGAAGTGACAATTGTCGATTCGGCACGAATAATTTCAGACGTGGACGATCTCGGTGATAGTTCCGGCACATACACAATTGTTGAAGAATAAAAAAGGGGCATAAAATGAGTTTCAAAAAAACAGTAACGTTCACAGCGAACGTCAGCGATTATACCGACGGCACAGTTTCAGCAAGAGTTCAGGCAGAAAACAAAATACTAGGCGATTTTGTCTCCTGGATACTAGCGCAAGGGCTTAATATCTCAATACAGGAAAAGGTGGAAATAGGCAGCGCCAAATGGAGCGGCGAGCCTTTTTACTGCTCAACCAACGGATACACCGGCGATCTTGATAATCATAATTCACTGTGTACGGATATCTATTTTTTAGGTAGGGGGATTGATAAGAAATGCTTGGGGCTATCAGTAGACAGTCATACACTGTATTGCGCACTAAGTGATACACCGACAAACGACATGCGGTATGGCCCCTCAAATTTAGGGAGCTATGCCAGATTGCCTCCGGCACAATTAAGAAAACTTCAAAGCGCAAAAGAAACAAATAGAGCTAATTATCTGGGCAACGTCAAGTTATCTCAATTCGATCAGAACGCTAACACACTATCGATTAGCATAGATTATTGGAGAAATACGGAGACGCTTGTAATAGTAACTGGACTTGCGGCCTTAGTAATTGACCGTTATTCATGTATGTACAAGAATAACGGATCGTATGGGTCATTACATTTTGGGTTTGACGATGATTTCTTGATTTCTGACGGCTCATATTCTTACACCGCGCGAAATGAAAACGTATCATCGAATTACCAGCTCAATTACGCGATGACATTTAATCCGTTTTTTATTAAGTATTCATCAAGTTATAGCATTTGGGATAGACCGACTACTGCGATATATTGTCCAACATCGATCTTATGCCACAAGATGAGCCTATGCGGGCAGATTGACTCAACCGAAATTCCTTTAAATATTCCGGGGGGAATAGAAACAACGGCACTAACGCCTACAGTGACCGCGCACGGGTTCCCACGTATCAGCAATAATGAGCTATATGTAAAAAAAATGTATGTTCCAATGACCTACCCTGCAATAGCATCGCCGATCAAAATCGGATACACACCGGGCAAGCTTAATGCCGAGAATGTTTACAGCCTTAATGGAAAGAATTATGTTTGCTTGGATAACGGTATGTTCGGGTTGTTTGTTGAAGTAGCAGATCAAGGTGATTAAAAAAAGAAAAAAATTTGTCAAAATTATCGATTTGTGAACATAAGATAATGAAAGGTTATATAATATCTAGGTCTTAGATAGTAATAACTTTAGTAGGGTTTTTGCTTTTTGTCATGGTCTAAAGAGGTGAATTTTGTTCACCTCTTTTTTTGTTTCACGTGGAACAATTATGATTTATTCTCTAAATGAAATTTATGCGTCAGGTGGACAGCTGCCGATTGTGACATTAACAATCGAAAATGCGGATATTGGAACACTTCGGTTTGTCTTGGCATATGAAGATATGAAACTAGACGGCGAAACATATCATGCGAGTGCTTTCACAATTCAGCAACCGGAACGTTCAGACAGCGGATTTTCTGATTTGTCGTTTTCGATTTGTGGTGTCAACGGCGAATGTTATCAGTATATCAAACAGGCATTGCAGAGCAGTCAGCCGACATTGATCACAATGACTGAATGGCATCCAGAGACAAAACAGGCAGCTGAAGAAATCACACTGACTGTTACCGGCGGACAGCTTGACAGACAGACAGCGAATTTCACAGCGTCTTTCTGCGACATGCTGAACTGCGAATTTCCAAGATTGAAATATACGGCATACAATGCGCCGGGGTTGAAATACATTAAATAATGAGTGATAAAAATGCGGTCAATTAACGATTATCTGTTGAACAAACACACACCGAATGGGCGAATATTTCCGAATCTTGACTGTTGGGGACTGATTGTTGATTTTTATCGTGAACAATTGGGAATTCAATTGAATGAATACACAGATTTAGATTCAAAGTGCATGGGCAAAGGGTTCATGAAAGAACGTGATTCGGGTAGATTTGTTGAAACGAAAGAACCGGAAAACGGCGACGTAATTGCATTTTTTTCAAATGCCAGACTGTATCATGTAGGAATATATATCAATGGCCGGATTCTGCACACATCACAAGCTAAAAATTGCAGATATGAACGATTAGAACGGACAGGACTGCACACAATAAGGTTTTATCACTATGTTAGAAATTGAAGTTGTCGGACGTGATGATTTGTCACGAATCATCGAAAGAAAATCAGTCAGCAATCATGATTGCAGTCTGTTGGATTTAATCAAAAAAGAATGTCCAAAATATACCGAAAGTTATATTCCTAATCTGTCAGCGTTTGTCGATGGTGTTGCGTTTCAATATTCAGATTGGTCAATTGTCAGTCTGAAGAATTCCAGAAAATTAAAAATCGTTATTGAAGCGGGCGGAATTGAAGTTTCAACAGTAATGGCAATTATTTCAATTGTGATGGCTGTTGCAAGTGCAATTTATGCTGTTTTTGCTATGAATAAACTTAGCAGCAAGGCACAACAGGAACAGAAACAGGGATCTTCAATATACGACGTTAATGCGCAAGGCAATCAAGTCAGTTTGAACAACGTTATTCCGGAAAACTTCGGATATTTCAAACGCTTTCCGGACTATCTTGCAGATCGTCATGTGTTCTACCGCAACAATACAATGTTCGTCGATTTAATCTTGTGTCAGGGTGTCGGCAGTTATCAACGAGCAGATGATCATTCGGATGTCTATTTGGGTGAAACACCTATATCAGAACTAGACGGATGTCAAATTCGTGTCTATGAACCAGGCGAAACAATCACACCGGAAAATTCAATCGAGAATAAATCATGGTACTGTTATTATTCATCAACACAGGTGACACAATCCGGTCATACATTGAAAGGTGTTAGAACAGAGATTGATCAGAGTTCTCAAATAAATCCTAAAGTGAATTTTCTGGACAAAACATTTTCCGGTAAATATTACACGATCACAAATGTTGTTGCGGCCGGATGTGCCGGTGTTCAGACACAGACAATCTACACTGAACACAAATTGGATCTTGGTTGGGAAAACGGCGCATATTTCACTATTTCCGGCAGTAACGGCACACGATTGATCGGTTCGGCAGATTCAGACACAGTTGAAATTGACCATACTGATCCGGATTTGACAAATGTTGAAATCAACCTTTCTGCAAATTTTATTGATAATAATGAAAATTACCACAAGCAGTGGTTCAGAACGCATAACGAATACGAAGACGAGCAACAGCAACTTATTGTTGAATCCGGCGATCAGATTAGAATTCTTATCAAGAAGAAAACAACAATTTCCTATTCGCGACAGGGCGGAACGTCGGGACCTCAAACATACACCGAATCAAACACGAATCAAATTGTCAGTTTGTGCGAATTGATGAATGTTGCATATACGCAGACAGCGGACGGCGAAACAGCATTGATTCAGGTTCAGACAGCAGAAATCGATCCTGTTAATTATCCACCGGCACCGTCAGCACCTGGCGGGGCATTCAATATTCAAACGACATATGATTGTGAAATCTTGGTGTTGCAGCCGATTCCGGCAGATTATCCGTTCAGTGACAATGGCATGTATAGAATCGAGACACACGACACAACAACGGGTGTGTATGAAGTTGTTCGCGTTAATTCGTCATATGCAATAATTGAAAATTGGGTCGAGTTCTGGGGGCAAGGGGTTGACAATGAATCACTATCATTCACGCTTGATTCGAGTTCATCATCATTGTCCGGTGCATACGCGGGACCTTATCGGGCATGTCCTGTCGGTGCAACTTCGAATATTTTTGAATACGACATCCGATTTCCGCAAGGTTTAGGATATTTACAGGATGACGGCAGTTTCCGTGATCTGACAGTTGAAATTGAAATCGGTTATCGGTTGGCCGGTTCAAACGACGCATGGACAACGGAGACAAAGACGTTCACCAATAACACAAATGATGAACTTGCATACACATATGAACTGACTGTTCCTGTCGCCGGAAATTATGAATTCAGAATGCGGAATCTGTCCGAGGATCAAGACAGCACACGCGCATTGTGTGAGTGCAAATGGGTCGGGTTAAAATCTGTTATAGCGACAAAAGATCAATATGACGATGTGACAGTGTTGATTTGCAGATTCAAAGGAACTGAAACACTTTCTGAGATTTCATCGAATCAGATTTCGACATATTGGACAAGAAAATTACCGAATATCAGCAACGGTTCAGTCATTGAACCAACACGTCAGATTGCACCGGTCGTAAAATATATTTGTAATAATTCGAAGTATGCCGGAATTGTCGATCAATTATCGTTGAATGAATTCAATGCGTTCTGGAACAGCAAGAATTTGACACTTGACGGAACGATTGATCAGTCATCAACATTACTTGATGTATTGCGTGATGCGCTGAATGTTGGTTTTTCCTCTCCGGTTGTCATTAACAACAAGCTGTCTTTTGTTCGTCTTCACGAACAGGCGGAAAATGAACCATTGACACAAATATTCAGTCCGCAGAATATGACAAAATCACCTGTCATTACATTTTCACTGCCAAGGGATGACGAAACACAGGAAATTGTTCTTGAATACACGTCACCGGAGACATACAAGACTGAAACAATTTTCTGTTCATTGGATGAAAACGGCGACAAGGTCATTTCAAGTTATCCGAATTCGGACAAACAGGAAAAGATCCGCGCATGGGGTGTGACAAGTGCTGCACAGGCACAGGCAACAGGCATGCGCCGGTTGCGGTATCTGAAGAACACACGTGTCACATACACGATTGAAACTGAACTTGACGCACTGAATTGTCAGTTCAACGATCTTGTCGGTCTGTTCTTGGACGAGGAATTTTCAAATATCACCGGTCGCGTTCTGGCATCAGACGGAACAACGATCACTGTTGATATGGAAATTCCTGAAACATACGCGACAGGCACTGTCTACATTCGCCAGACTGACGGAAAACCGGCATCATATGTGTTCACGCGTGTCAATTCACATCAATTGACAATTGATTCCGCGTTGACATGGAATGCTGATTTCGGTGTGTCAATCGAATATCCGTTTTTTGCGATCGGTGAACTTGTGAAATGTTGGGTAACAGAAATTCAGCCGAGCGACAAAAAATGCACGGTTAAACTTATAAACTATAATGCAGAGGTGTTCACCGATGATCTATAAATGCGCATGCTGTTATGTCGATGCAAATTATATTGAACCGGCAATTGTGTCGATTAATTCTTTCAGACGATTTAATCCAGGCATTCATTTGATTGTCGGCTATGAATCCGGAATGAATCTTGATTTGCTGTCTGCAGCTGTCGGCAATGATGTCGAATTCAGGGCAATTGATGTTCCTAATCATCAGATTGTCATTTTTTCTGAAGTGGGAAAAAATAACCGGTTATTCAGTTTATTTGTTCCAGACAGGCGGGCAATGTCCGCATATGCTGCAAGAATAATGATGTTGTCTGAATTAAAGAATGAATTCGATGTGATTCTCAATTACGATCTTGACACAATTTTTTGCGGCAGTCTGAATAGATTGATTCAGGAATGCACACCGGCGGAAATTTCCGGTGTGTCTGAACGAGAAAACCGGAACAGATGGATGACAAAATTGAATCTGAAAGAAATAATCACGTCGGATTCATACATCAACACCGGCCTTGTCGCATATGGTGCGAATGCAATTCAAGATTTGTCTATTTATGATTATTTTGATTTTTTAAAAAAATATCCTGATGACATATATTGTCCGGAACAGGATTACATCAATTATAGGTATTCAGATAAAATCAGAAACATTCCGGCAGCATATAATCTGATGTTTACCGACAGAAATTATCGGTGTGTGTCTCCGGTGATGATCCATTTTGTCGGCCTTTTTAAACCTTGGTCGGATTCCAGGGCGATTGACGGTGCCGATTTCTACTTCGGAAAATACCTTTCCGAAGTTCGGAAAAATGCCGAATATCTCACCGACGAATTTGTGAAAAAAATACAAAGAAACGTCAATTTTTCAAATTTGTGATTGCATATCAATATTAAATAATGCTTATCTAAACAGCATTCATTTTCGATTTATTATATATACAAAGAGAGGGGGAAAGCGTGCAAACGCTTGTTTGTTGTAGATATAAAGGGGAAAAGAAAATGGATGAAGTAACACATACCATTTTACCAAACACCGCCGGTGGCGGTTGGGGTGGCACTGCACTTGGTGCCGGTTTCGGTGGCTTAATTGGTTCTTGGTTGGGCAATGGTGGTTTCGGTGGTTTTGGTGGCAATCGTGCCGGAATCGGATATGATACCGGCGCACTGAACGGCATTCAGGGTCAGTTGAACAATGTTTCCGGTCAGATTGCAAATGCAGATCGTGACCTGTTAATGCAGACTAGCAACCAGAATCAGTTTATCGGCAATCTTGTGAATTCGACCGGTGATGCAATCGTTGGTGCAATCAATTCAACTGCAATGAATACCCAACAGGGCATATATAACAACACATTGAATCAGATTCAGTCACAAGGTGCGACGAATCTGGCAATGTGTCAGGGTTTCGGCGGGATCAATTCATCAATTGATCGTGGTGTCGGTGCGCTTAATCTGAATATTGCTGACCAGGCAGCGCAGTCACGTCTTCAGGCTCAAGAACTGGCAAGTCAGCAACAGGCATGTTGTTGTCAGGTTCTTAGAGCAATTGAAACCGAGGGGTGCGCAAACAGAGAATTGCAGCGCGAGATCCAAACACAGGGATACCGCGATCAGCTCGCTGCAAAGTCTGCCGAAGTTGAATCTTTAAGGGAACAGATTATCAATATGAATGCGATGGCACAGCAGACAGCTACAATCATTAACGCGCTTAAACCGGCAACCACAACCGCCGGTGCATAGTGCAGTTGTTTGAAATCAATGCCCGATTTCAAAGTCGGGCATTTCTGCGAAAGGATTCACAAATGGAAATTATCACAATTAAGAAGCATGTTTCCGAAAAAGATGCGCGGAACGATGATGATATATATCACGGATCACCTGATGCCGAATTCATGAAGATGTCGCATGAAGTTGACAAAAACCCGCCGGAAACTTGGAAAAAATATGATGTAAACACCGACCAGGGCATGAAGAAAATAATTGAAATGGAATATCAAGAATTGATGAATGCCAAGACACATGATGAAAAAATAACAAATATATATCACCTATCTGTTGCATTACTTCGGTATTGGCGAATAAATCATGAATGAAATAAGTCAGAATTATATTAACAATCTCTATGGGGCAAATTCATTGCCCGCACTTAATTTGACGCAGATTGACGGATTTGAACCAGTGCAGCAGTTCACGGACAGTTCGGGGCAGACGTGGAAATTGATAAAATCTGCAAATTCCGGAATGTGCGAGATTCCGGACCCGCGAAATTTAAACATAATTGATTATTGGAATCATGAACATCCGGCAAGTTCTGGCAAGGTGTTTTTATACGTTGTAGAGGGTGTCAGGATTCCTAAAACTTCACGTGAACAGGCATGCAAGATTCTTTATTGTTGGTTTTCACAGGTCAACAACAAAGCATTCACACCACAGATGATCAAGGCGAATGAATGGCTGTTGGCAAATGTCTATGCATCGGAAATCACGGATGCAAGGGTTAGCAAGCTGAAAGCTATTTGTAAATATGAAGAAAAGACGCAACCGGTTCAGACGGTTCCGCCGTCAGTTCCAGAACAGCAGACACCATTAATCGACATAGGATTGATCAATGACACCAGAACAGGAAACAAGACTGAATCAGTTGATTCAGATAATAAGAGAGAGCGCCGAGGAAATAATCGACAGGGGAATGACTGAACGTGATTTATTAATGTTTCTATATCAAAAGGGATTCGATTTTATAAGCAATCAATCGAATCAGAATATCATTGATATTGGTTCGGTCGGCCTTGCATTCTCAATTGTCAGAGATATGAAAAAATAAAGAAAAACCCGCAAATAAATTGCGGGTGAAAACTATTAAGGACTGTATGTGTTTCGTTACGTTTACCAAAGTTGATTTAAATTCATATGGCAGTTCTTATTTTAACAAATATTTGTCGATTAAATCAAAGTATTCTGAATGTTCCAAGAATAATTTGACTTCAATCTCAAATTTTTTGGAAATTGCCAATCTTCCGCATTCAATGGCTTGAACTGTATAAACAGACTTGCCGATCTTGGCTGCAAACTGTTCTTGCGTCAACTTCAGTTCACAGCGTAGTTCCGTTAATTTATCAATTGTTAATTTGACATTACGTTTCATGATAAATCCTTACATCCACATAATGAAATAGGTGAAAACGATGCAGAAAGCAAAGAAAAGAATGCAGCAGATAACGTCCTGAATTTCACTTTTAGTCATTTGGGTATACCTCTTTAATATATCTCTTTAAATGTCCGGTGGTGCCGGACGGAAAAATGTTGCCGTTGTTTATATCTCACATATTATGATTTTGTTTTCGTTCAGTATGAAATGAACTTCGAATTTGTTCAGTTCATCAAACATGCGGTTCAATCGTCCAATGGTGGTTTCAATGTTATCGTATTGAATAACAATTTTGTCTTCACAATCGACAAGTTCGGCAATGTCTTTTGTGGTTATAAGTAATAAAAGATCATTGCTGTCTGCCTGATTCTTGATGTTTTCAACCATTTCAAAAGCGACTTCAATTTGTTCCTGACTGATCCCTGTCAGCTTGGTGTAATAAGACAGAAATTCGCCATCACAAAGGACATCATTAATTCTTTTGCAGAAATCTTGGATGGTTGGTTCGTCATCAATCTGTTCCATAATGTCGCATACACAGGTAAACCAGAAACAGTTATAAAAATCAGTCTCCCATGAATTCATCCACAAGGTTTGTGCGGCTAAGAAAACAATTTTGCGAACAGTTGTTTCTTTCATTTCTCTTTCCTCTTAGTATTCGTGAATCTGTTTGTCTAAGTCAGTCATTGCATGACAGTCCACAAAGTCGCCGTTTTCATCAACTTCGTTGACAAATGCAGCAGTAATGTATGAAACACGTGTATGACTAAGAAAAACACCGCAGTCAGCGTTGATTTCATTGAACACATCCAGGGCAGATTCAAGATTGTCGAATTCGTCGTACACGTCAGCATTCATTTCATAGGATTCAAGGAAACTGCCGATTTCATGATTGAAAATCTTGTCATTGTCAATTGATTCGCCGTGGATTTCCTTGGTGTTGGTGTATAGAATATATTTGTTCATGTTTATACCTCTTTAGTTATGCGGGGCAATGCCCCGCGTGAATCTTGGCGAAATTAAGAATTTAATTCAACGTCAACTAAGTCACCAAAAGTTCCGACACCGATGTGCGCAACAGCAATTGCATATGAATAATCGATAGAACCAAGATCGTTGACATCATCAATCGGAAAATACAGATCAACAACATCAGCAAGAACTATTTCATCAATAGCAGTTCCGGTTGCCTTTAAGCAAGGGCGGGGATCGAATGGGCAAGAAAAAACATCGTCAGTGATTTTTTCTGCAACAGCATATTTTTCAGCAAATTTTTTCATTTTATTCAGTCCTTTTTGGTTAATTACTTATAAATTACACAAACAAATGTCAGTCAGTTCATTGTTTTCATCCAACAGATAAGTACAATTTGCAACACATGTGTCTGACCACCAAAGATCGCAACTATCAACATCACGTTCGCATTCAGCAACTTTATCAGACACAATTTCAAATGCTTGAGAAATTGAATCACAGCAAAAAGAGAAACAATCTAAATGCTGATAACGTTCTTGATGATCACCGATGTTTGCCTGGGTGAAGTTAATTTTAAATTTCATGCTCATTTTTACAGTCCTTATATTTGATTTATCCTTGGAACTTGTTTGTGTTCCTATCTGTTTTTAATTATACAAACAGATACAAATAAATACAAACTAAGAACAATAAAAAAGTGCTAATTTGTATAAAATTGTAGGATAAATCACAAATTAGCACTGAAAAAAAATTAGAAATTAACAAAGAATTAACGTTGCATGTTGTTGTTCTGCCAATTTCCGCGATTGTATTGATTATTTGGCTGTTGCTGTTGCTGTTGCCAATTATTCTGTTGGTTCTGTTGATTCCAATTGTTTTGTTGTGGCTGTTGGTTCTGCCAACTATTCTGTTGTTGTGGCTGATTATATCCGCCGTTCTGATTAGTTCCAGACGGCAACATGACAAGGTCATTCGCGATTATTTCAGTGATTGTTCTTTCTGCGCCGGTCTGATCAGTGTACTTTCTTGAACGAAGTTTGCCGGAGACAAGAACGGCAGATCCCTTTCGGAGATACTGACGGACAATGTCAGCGAGTTTTGACCAGAAAACGACACGGTGCCATTCAACACGTTCTTGAACCTGTCCGTTCGCGTCCTTGTATGATTCATTAGTTCCGACTGATATTGTTGCAACTGAAGTTCCGTTCTGAAGTGTGTTGCATTGCGGATCTGTTCCCAGATTGCCGGCAATAATAACTTGATTATATCCTTTCATGATTATTCCTCTCTTAATGGTGCGGACAAATGCCCGCACCTGTTTCAATTACTGATTTTTCAATTCATTCATTTTCTTATCATAGAGATAATTTAAAGCAGCCTTGTCATTAGGTGGCAGTTGTGACATTTGGGCAATGTTCATGCCGAAAAACTGCAAGGCGGTGACGTTCTGCGCACGTTCAATGATTGCTGCAAGTTCCTTTCCGATGTCTGATGTCGGTGTCGGAATAGTCTGTTCCGGTTCAGCAGCTTGATTTAATGGTGGCAGTGGGGGCATTTCCGGTGTTGGTGGAAAATCACACTGAATGTCTTGTGTGGCAACAGATTGATCAATTCCTGTTTCCTCAAATTCTGCCGGAATATCCGGTGGAATATCTGCCGGTTCTGGAACCGTCACAGGCTGTTCAACAGGTTGTTCAACTGCAGTGACCGTTTTTCTTTTGCGTGTTTTCTTGGCCGGTGTTTGCAGTTCAGGAATTTCAACAGTTGCTGTTTGTGATTGAATCTGATTCATCAGTTCTGATTGTTGCTGTTGTTCGATTTGTGCCACCGGTGCAGATTGAATTTGCGGTTGAATATTATTGTCATTGATTACCGGTTCAATGTCTTCGGGAATTGTGGCATCCATTGTCATAATATTGTCGTCTTCAGCATACGCACAAATATTGAATGCCTTTTTAATTGAATTTACAAATGCCCTGTTCTGCAACATTTGCATTGGCTGATTTGCCCATGGTTCAGATCCGGTGTATGCCTCATCAAAGAAAGTTGTCACACAGACAGGATGTGTTCTGTCTTTACGATATACAATGCATTTGATCCAGTCAGCGACAGTTCTTTTGACATTTGTTGTGACTTTTGATCTCTGTCCGCCGGAATAAGAGGTTTTCACAAAATTCAATTCACGTTCGCGAACGGGGCCGAATTCAAAATCCATGCCGTCGAATTGTGGTGACCTGTTTGCGATGGTATTCCAACCATCAATTGAAATCACAATTGCAAGTTTTCCGCGAGATACGAAACCATAAATCTGTTTAACCATTGGATTCAGATTCAAATTCGCACACTGAACAAGGAATGTGAAGACGTCGTGTTTGGTGATGAAATCCTTGCCGTTATTTGACAGCATGTTTGCGCAGAAATTGAAAAGCACCGGCGCGGTGACCTTCAGTGAAAGTTTCTTGATTACGTTCAGTGTTTCATCGACAAATTCTGCCGGCATTGATTCGCCGAACGAAGAAACCATATTGTTTTGATTGATATTCTGTTGGTTTTCCATAATTATTTATTTCCTTTTTTCTTGGAACTTGAAAAGCGAAGTGTTCTGTTTTCATCAAGTTTTTTGATTGTGTACTTCGCAACAAGTTGTTCATATGTCTTTCTTTCAGTTTCTGACATTGCATCAACATTCAGTGATGATCTACTAGATGCACGGAATGTTGCAACCTTGTTTCCGTCAGCATCCAACAATTCGTCATTCACACCGATGAATTCGATGATTTTTTTCTTGATTTCGTCCTGTTCATTTTCAAGATTATCAATTGATTTTTTCAGATCTTTATATTTGGCAATTAACATCGAAACATCCTGATTTGCGATGATGACTGATTTTTCTTCGAAATAAGATTTGATGAAATCGTTTGATGTTGGTTGCGGTGCGACATCTTTCAGGACGTTTTGACACCAGAATTCAGAACACTTTGAATAAATCAGTTTTGCGACAGTCTCATTAAAAGGGATGACAAAAATTCGAAAGTCATTACCACCAATGAGAGCAGCAAGGAAACATTTGTGAATGCCGGTGACTAGCATGTAATGTTGACACTGAAAATAATAATTCAGTGGCACATCAGTTTCTGATTGAATACCGATCATGTTTTCATCGTGAAATTGTTCGTCTGAATACCAGGCAGCAGATTTATTGAATTTGCTGTCGCTATATGCTGACGCAGTTTTGCATTCGAGGACTGCCGAACGTGTGCCATTAATAGTCACAAGTCGGTCAACATTGCCGACTAACCAGGGCGCAGATTCTAGCGAATAATGCTTATTAGAGCGAGAGACAGAAAAACCGGTTAATTCTGCAAAGTGACGTGCCACAGTGTCTTCAAGGATAGTTCCCCATTTTGTGAAACGATTAGAAAAACGATCTGTCTTTCGGCCGGTTTTATTCATCCAAACATCAAAAGGTGTTTTGCCGAACGAATCAAGGCCAAGAACGGCAGAAACTTCAGAACCACCAATGCCGAGCAAACGACGGGTGTGCCAGACTTCGTTTTCGTCATCATTGACGTGTTGCATCATGATCTGCAACTTGCGTTTTTCGTGAAGTTCAATATCTGATTTATCCATATAGATGTAAATACCTCATAACGATATAAAAGAAAATTCACACTTAAAATTAAGTGTTCTTTAATCATAATATTTTTTATATCATTTTTCAAATGTCTGATTGATGCCAATTTGACAAAAATCACAATGTTTTTATATGTGGAATTATTACACTTTAGAGGTGGAATATATACACTTTACAAGTGGGATAATTCCATTATAGAAGTGTATTAATTACACTTTTGAAGTGGAATTTTTGCTTTTTACAAGTGGAATTTTTGCTTTTTACAAGTGGAATTTTTGCAAATGTACTTATTTATTAATATAAGATAACAAAATAAGATAACAAAATAAGAAGGGGACACGTTTTTTAAAAAAATTCTGCAATCATGACAGGACACGTTGTTTTCACAATTTATTTTTTTCTTTTTATTTTTTGTGATTTATTTCTTGAAAAGGAAAAGGAAAAAGAAATAAAATAAAAAACAAGTTAAGGAAAACTTTATAAACAGGAATATAAAAATGAAAAACACAGCGACATTCCGACAGTTAGTTTATTGTCTCCGTCCGCAGATTAAGTGGATGAAGAAAAGAGAAAACAGGGAAAAAATAATAATTGCATTAGAAAAGGAAATTGCCCAGAAACTAGGAATCAGTGTTCAGGCCGTTATTTTTTGGAGAAATTCAGAAAAAGTTCCAATGGAAAGGGTTGTTCAGCTGTCGATGATATACAAGAAAGACATTTATGAATTTTTAGAGATAGAAAGCACAGCAGAGGGGAAGACAAATGATTAATGAATTGGTAAGTTTTAAGAATTTTGTTTTTTCCGGAAATTCCGGACTGTCAACAACCGAAATTGCAGTTCTGTTTTTTATCTTTTGCCAGGACAGAAAGAAATTTGTTTTTTATAAGAATGTCATGAAATCCGCATTGAATATTAAGGATGTGCGCACATTGAATCATGCAATTGATTCCTTAATTCAGAAAGGATTGATAAAAGCTGCACGGCAGATGTTCAGAAATGTCAAAGGCTATATTTTTTCAATTGTCGGAATTGACACTGATTCTCCGGCGCAGAATCAAATTGAATCACGTCCGGCAATGACTGCCGAAGAACCAGAGCAAAAGGACGTTGACTGTAATTATTCAGAACCTGTTGCAGAAAACATTGAACCTGTTGATGTTTCAGTTCCTGATTCAGATTCCGGCGCGGGCGCGGTGTCCGTGTCTCCGGCAGATGTTCCACCGG